AGGCCGAAGGGCTGATTTTTGACGACGGCGTGCGCTCGGGCGATCGGCTGTTTGCTCGGTTTACCGGCTGGCAACAGGCCCGGGCGGAGGGCATTCGCCTCGGCTTCGTCATGGCCGAACGTATCAATCAGATCACCCTGCTCATCCAGCCGCAGCGCGAGGATGGGCCCGTTTCAAAGTCCTTTAAGAAAGTGAAAAATCCATGAGTGGAACCGTAGACGTCCACGCGCAGAATGCTGTCTTCCTCGACGGCCTGCGCCTGTTGTTCAACCAGAAAACCAGCCGCCTCCGCAACACTGTATCGGTCGAAGCGGTCACCGGAGAGCGGCAGGCTATCGACAGCCTGGGCGCGAACCGTCTGATCCAGAAAACCGCGCGCAATGTGACCGTGCCGGTGACCGAAACCGCGCGTTTTCGTCGGTGGATGGAGCAAAAAGACTACTGGAACTCGGAGCGCTTTGACGGGTTTGACGCGCTGCGCACCCATACCGATCCCTTGGGCCGGCTGGCGCAAGCGTGGGCGAGTGGGGCTGCGCGGGAGTGGGACCGCTGTGCGGTTGATGCCGCCCTGGGTGCGGCCAAGGTGGATAAGTATGGGGAAACCATCGTCAACCTGCCGACCAGCCAGATCGTTCCCCACGGCGGCAGTGGTTTGACGCTGCAAAAGCTCAAGCAGGCGGTGAAAATGCTGCGCCGGGTTAACCCGGATCGCGATGACGCGATTTCGGTATTTGTCACCAGTGAGCAAGAAGACGAGCTGCTCAATTCCACCATCGTCACCAGCTCCGACTACAACCGTGAACGCCCGCTGGTTGATGGCGCGCTGCCCTACTTCATGGGGGCGTACTTCCACACCATCGACGATGTGCTCAATCTGGCTGATCCAGCAGCGGGTCAGCCTGTTGATGGCTCGACGGGGACGTTTGACCCGATCCTGCCCCTGGACGCCACGACCACGCCGGGAACCCCGGTGCGCCGCTGTATCGCCATGCTGCAATCGGGCGTGATTATGGGCGAGTTGATGCCGATTACCACAGAGGTGAACCCGGCCAAGGAATACGGAATCTACAGCCAGCAGCTACAGGTTGAGATGTCCGTTGGCGGTACGCGGGAGCACGAATCCAAAGTGGTGGTGATCGAGTGCGTCGATAATTCACCCACTGAATTTGTCTGATTGGAGCGGGGCTGAACCATGGCCAATCATTTTGCTTTCCCCGAGGGTGCACACTTCGGGTCTGAGTTTGCGTTGGGGGTCGAGCCGGGCGTGCTCGGCGACCCCTATCCCCGACATCCGCGCGGTCAGGCTCGGGCTGGGCGCTATGTCGACCGGGGCCGGGACGGGGGCGGGGTGATTTCCCGGACCTTTTGCTTCACGGTTCCAGACGGCACTGATCCGGCTTTTCCCACCCCTAAGGTGGGGGAGCGGATTTACGTGGCGCGCTGGTATCCCCAGGAGGTGTTCATCGGCGGTTGGGGCTTTGCTTCGGGTTTTTCCGGGGTGGGTGACTTGCTCACCGAGTACCGGGCAAGCGACGGCTCGACCGTGCAATTGAAGTTTGCTGACGCGGCCAATCTGGTTGGGCGTGCGGACTACAATGCCTTTGAGACCGACGTGGTCAACGAAGCCAACCCAACCGTGCTGGTACTTGATCTGTTCTTTGAACTGGTCGATGCGCCCCAGCCCGGCGAGCGCCTCAAGGGGCGTTTGGACTTCTTGGCGGTGGCCTGATCCATCACCGACTTTGGTTGGCTGATTCCCCCTTTCCTACACCATAAAAAGCGAGAATGACCGATGACGGTGAGCTTTGTCGATCTGGCCAATGAAGCGCTGGATTTTCTGGGGGCGTCGCCCATCCAGTCCCTATCTGATGCCTCGGCCGAGGCTCGCGTAACCGCGCGAGCCTTGCCGCGGATTTTTGACCGGGTGCTCCGTTCCTACCCGTGGAACTCAGCGATTATGCGGCTGACGTTGGAGGCGTTGAACGAGACCAGTTCGGACGCTCTGGCGCACACCTTCGCCTTGCCCGACGACGTGCTGCGGGTGCTCGACGTCTGGCCCGATGAGGCCGCCTGGCGGGTGGAAACCCTGCTTGCCGACGCCGACGCCGCGGCCAGTCCCGCCGCGCATCAATGGCAGCGGGTAATCCGGGCCGATGTGGGCGGGAGCATCCGCGTTAGGGTGGTGCGACGCCCGGCGGATCCGGGCAGCCTTGACCCGCTTCTCAGTGGATTGATCAGTGCTGAGCTTGCCGTCGCTCTGGCGGCCAAGCTGACCGAGAATACCAGCCGCATGGCCACGCTCATGGACTTTGCCGCGCGCCTGCGTCGGGAGGCCATCGCAGCGGACGCCTTGGAGAGTGGCGGCGAAGAGATCGTGGTTGCCGGGCTTGCTGGCGGTTTGGGAGGACGGGTCTGATGCCGCGCATGGATCATTGGCAGGGCAGTTTTGCTGCCGGCGAGCTGTCCCCGCTGCTCGCCGGTCGTCCGGATACGCGGGCCTATGCTGAGGGTGTGGCGCAGTCGATCAACGGCGTGATCGGTCCACAAGGTCAGTGGCAGCGTCGCCCAGGAACCCTGTTTCGTCATCGACTTGAGAGCGATCAGGCGCAGGTGCGACTGATCAGTTTTGCGCCCAGCAGTGACCGGGCTTTTGTGCTGCTGTTCAGTCATCAGCGCTGCGAGGTCTTTGTCGTCAACCGCTCAACCGACGCTTCCCCACCGAGCTTTGAGTTTACCACGCCCTGGTCAGGGCTGGAGGTCGAAGCACTGGATTTTGCACAGTCGGCCAACACACTATTCATCACCCATCCCGGACATCCGCCGCATCAGCTGGGCTATGACGGCGCGGGGTTTGATTTATCGGAGATGAGTTTTACCGATGGCCCCTATCTGTCGCTCAACCTGAACGACCGGCAGTTGTTGAGCGTGGCGGGCAATTTTGTTCAGGCAACGGGGTTTGCACCCTTCGTTCTGAGTGACATTGGTCGCGCGGTGCGGGTCTTTGATGAATCCAGCGGAAGTTGGTTCAATGGCATCATCAGCGGTCTGGCCTCGGCCAGCAGCGCAGTGGTGGCCTGGGATCCCCTGATTGCGGGCAGCTCGACGCTGTCGCTGGCGCCTACGGGCCAGTGGTATCTGGGGGCGTTCTGGAGCGACAATTATCCCGCGCACGTGGCCCTGCACGACGACCGGTTGGTGTTTGCCAATACCAATTCGAACCCGCAATCGTTCTGGATGTCGGTGGCGGCTGATTACCTCAATTTTGCGCCCAGTCTGCGCCAGGGTGAGGCGGTTTCGGCAGCCAGCGCAATTTTTGGTACGCTCAATGACGCCAGTCTGAATGCGATTCACTGGCTCGCAGCGGCGGACTATTCGCTGCTAGCGGCGACGATTTCCGGGGTCTGGCGTCTATATTCGGCCGATGGAGCCCTGTCTGCCGCGTCGATCCAGGCGCGCAAGCTGGATGCCGCTGGTGCTGCGCCGATTGCGCCGGTGGTGGTTGGGGCATCGGTGCTCTATGTCGGCCGATCGGGCAATCAGGTCATGGGGTTGAGCCGAGATGGGCTGAGCGCGGATCTGGCCAGCAGCGACCTCAGCGGTCAGGCGGAACACCTGAGCGAAGAAGGTATCGTTGGGCTGTGCGTCACCCAGAACGCCGGTCTGCGGCTGTGGTGTCGGTTGCAGGAAGGCGGGCTGATCTGCCTGGATCACCGCGCCCAAGACCAGCAGCTGGGTTGGACGCAACAGGCGCTGGCGGTGGGGGACAGTCCTATTCCAGTTGAGGTGGGCGCGCTGTGTACGGCGGCCCGGACGGCGCGCTCAGGGGCAGGGGTTGATGACCAGCTCTGGCTGGTACAGCAGCGCTACGCCAGCGGCTCATGGACGCGAACTCTGGAGGTACTGAGCGATCCCCTGAGCTTTGAGGATAGCCATTGGCCGGGGCATTTTCTGGACAGCGGAATGATTTCACGCCTGCCCGTGCCGACTTCAACCCTGGGCGGTCTGGAGCATCTCGCTGGTCAGGAGGTGCTTGTGCGCTCCGATCAGGGAGATCTGGGCGCCTTTATTGTGGCTCATGACGGCACGGTGAGCCTGCCCTCAGCGCAGACTTTGGTGTCGGTGGGGCTGGCTTATGTTTCCGCGGTCCAGCTCAATGACCCGGATCTGGGAAGCTCGGGACGGTTTTCACTGACTAAGGCGCGGCACGTCTTTGATGTGCGTTTGCGGGTCTGGCGGTCGGGGCCGTTTGAGGTTGGGACTGGAGAGCCGGAATTTGGCTCAGCGGTTATTCCAGCGCCCGATCTTGTGTCGGCCAGCGCGCTTGGCGGGGGGGGCGATACCGCCCGGTTCTGGTTCGTGCCGACCCCGGAACCGCACGAAACCCAGGCCTTTCCCGACGTCTACACCGGCGACCTGCGGGTGCGGCGGGATGAGGGCGGATGGTCGCGCCGGGCGGCGCTGTGCTGGCGTTCGGCGGGGGTGCATGCCTTGACGATTTTAGGGGTGGGTGTGCGCCTTGCCGGGGGCGATTAGGCCGGATGCCTCTCGCGGGTTTCACGCCGGCGCTTGACGAGGCCCGCCCACCCACCCGGCCTACGGCCGACCGTTGTGCCGTCTTTGGCACGTCTTCCCCTGACCTTTTGATCAACAGAACAAGGAAACCCAAGCCCATGTTTGCATCCCTTTTTTCCGGCTTCCAGCGCGGTTTGGACCGGTCTCTAAGCGCGGGTCTGACGCGCGCTACAAACGCTGTCTCAGACCGTCAGCGCTTGCTCGATCAAGCCAGCGACGACCGCACCCGCCGACGTCTGGCAACCCGTGCCGCCCGTCGTCGCCGGGCTGAGCGTGAGCAGGATGACCGCCTGAGCACCGGACGGACACAGGCGGCGGCAGCAGGATCCGGGCTGCACTTGCGGGCCAGCTCAAAAGCCCATGTCTTGCTCGGTCAGACCGCCCGGAAGGCTCGCGCGACCGCCCAGGCTACATCGATCCTCGATGAGGCCCTGCGCGACCGGCTCAGCCGCGCCGCTCTGCGTCGCCAGCGCAGCGCCGTTGGCCGCTGACGCTTCACTATCCTTCACCTAAACGGAGGCTTGCCCATGGCAACCAACACCTTTTTAGACAGCGCGACGATCACAGCGCTGCTTGACCAACGCAACGGGCAGACCGTTGACGCAACTGCACCTGCGGACCCCACGCCGGGAGCCATCTGGTGGGACAGCAGCGCTGAGCCCTTTGTGCGCCGGGTCTTCATTGCCGGCGGGTGGGAGGATTCCGGCGCGCGCTTTGATCCGACCACCGGTCACCTGTCGCAGGTGCAGGCTGGACTAGGGCTGAGTTTCAGCGGGTCTGCGCTGAATTTGGACATTGCCGGTCTGCCGCTTGCGCCCTGAAATCATGCGGCCTCTCGCCGTCTGGGCGTCGAGCCGACCCGCGCATTGAACCAGCGCCGCCAGCCCTTGTTTCAACCAATGCTTCTTCCCCTCAATTGGAGACCACACTATGACTGTTCAAACCACGGATACCTTTGCCCTTTCCCGCGCCGGCACTGCCTAT